AACAAGTAAGTCAAAACCCCGACGGAAGCGTAACGCTGACATTCAGCAAGCAGGAGGTTGAAAGGTGCGTTAAGGGCGGTGGGTGTTTGGTGATTCCCGTAAATGACCTAGAAGCCGTAATGCTTGAAGCCGCTAAGGATATGTGTGGTCGTAAATGGACGATCTAGCGACTGTCGAGGAAGTCATGGAATACCTCTCCGGCTCTGTGATTGTCTCCGGCGAAAGGACGGAAGAAGGTATGCACGTTCACCTAGCCGACGGAAGGATTCTCTGCTTTATCGGTGATTTCGTAATGGGTGTTTTGGTCGCTGATAAAAGGGTGATGAATTGAGCCTCCAATTAACACCGGACACCTTAGAGGCGATTTATGACTGTCTCAGGGCTTTCTATCCGTTTAGTAAATGGAAACTCCCAGAAGGTAAAAACATTCACCAGTTCCGCGTAAGTAAAAGAAAAGACCAAGAGGGTCATTACACGCGATACGTGGGGACTGACAAGCACATTATTTCCATCTCAGTAAGTCGAATAGGTCATTTTAATTCTCTGGCTCAAGTCATGGCTCACGAGATGATTCATTTAAAGCAAGGTATCTCAAAAACAGAAACACCTAACGCTGTCCATAACGCTGAGTTTTGGAGATTGGCTAAGTCTGTTTGTAAGCGTTTCGGATGGGATGAAAAAACCTTTGTATGAAAGGTAATCGTGGCCAATAACACTGATGCGAAGTTGCTTCAGGAGGCAATAGATTTATACGAGTTATACGGTGGAGCGAAACTAATAAGAAAAGCTGGTGCTTCAGATATTCCCTACACGACTCTGCATAACAGAATTAAAACGGCCAGATTGTTAGGTTACAAGCCTTCGATAAAAAAAGACGCTCCCCGTATATACGAGAAAAAGCGTCTAGGCAAAATGTTTATCGTGATACCGGACACGCAAGTTAAAACCGGAGTCTGCACAGATCATCTTGAGTGGATTGGTAATTACATTTCCGAGAAGAAACCAGATTGTGTAATTCACATTGGCGACCATTGGGATATGCCCTCTCTATCGTCTTACGACAAAGGGAAACTAGCCTTTGAGGGTAGGAGATACGTCAACGATGTAAAAGCCGGTAGAGCAGGGATGGAGAGGCTGATTAAGCCTTTCAAGTCAATACCAGGCTATGACCCCCGTATGGTTTTCACGATGGGCAACCATGAAATGCGGGTTTCTCGTTTTGCTGATAACTGCCCTGAAATGTCGGGTCATGTTGACTTGGATGATCTAGGAATTAAGGAATACGGATGGGAAGTTATACCGTTCCTTCAGCCCATCGAAATAGATCAGATTGAGTTCTGCCATTACTTCACAAGCGGCGTTCTCGGAAGGCCAGTTTCTAGTGCTGCCGTGATGCTAAGAGAAAGACAAAAGTCTTGCATCATGGGTCACGTTCAAACATTCGATATGGCCGTTCATAAAAAGACCCAGAACATCGCAATGATGGTCGGAACCTGTTACCTCCACGACGAAGATTATCTAGGCCCACAAGGAAACAACGTCAGGAGACAGATTGTTGTTTTACACGAAGTCGAAGATGGGAAATTTGACCCTATGTTAGTAAGCCTGAAGTTTTTAGAGAAAGCGTATAGCTAATGTCGAATAACCCGACATATTCAGAAAACGTGTCGAAAAATTGAAGAAAAATATACATGTCAGTCCACCTGATCGGCGTAGTGACGCTAATTTATCTCGCGGTATGTATTTGCCTTTGGATAGAAGGCCGATACGGGCTATCCCTGTGCTTCGGAGGGTATTGCGTGGCGAACGCTGGATTAATTTGGGACTTAATAGCTACGAAATAAACGATTTGCCGTGTAGCGATTACGAGCGCGGCTACATGATTTAGCCTCTTGTACGCTGTATGTGCATACAGTATAATGGGCGGGAACATGGTGCTGAAACACCATGCCCCCTAACCATGAAACCTGTGCGAGAGGTAACGATGGCTGATCTGGATTCTATCTTATATACCAAAGACGAAGCTATTAGGCTTGGCGTTGGTAAATATCTATCTAATAAAGACTGCCCTAAGAAACATAGGCCAGTTCGCTACATAAGCAATGACAATTGTGTGTATTGCGCTAGAGAAAGTGCGACAAAAAGTTATTTTGATAACTGGGAAGAAAAGAAGCGCAAGGATAGGGAATACGGAAAACTGCGAAGGCTTTTAAACCCAGAGGCAGCAAGAAAAAAGGGCAATGATTGGGCGGCTAGGAATAGGGCGCGAATGAGCGCGGCATCGTCTGAATGGGCAAAGAAAAACCCAGAGAAAGTAAGGCTTAGGCGGTCGGAATACAGAGCAAAACAACGTAATGCAATACCGGCTTGGGCAAACAGAGAAAAGATTTTAGAGTTTTATAGAGAAGCGCAACGAAGAACGGCTGAATTTGGCATTAAGTATTCTGTTGATCATATCGTTCCTCTTAAATCTGATGTTGTTTGTGGGCTTCATTGTGAAACAAATTTACAAATAATTACCCATAGCGAAAATTGCGCGAAAAAAAATAGATACTGGCCAGATATGCCTTAACAATGACCCGCCTAGTGCGGGGTTTTTTACGCCCAGAGGAAACATGATTCGCATTGACGAATACTTTGCAGGACACGCCGGAAACTCTGAGATTACCGACGAAATCAAGAGTAACGCCACAGAGTTAATTGAGTCTGTTAATCAGCTAATGCTGGAGGCTCAAGAGGACGGGGTAGGGTTCACGATAAACCCTAAGACGAAAAGCTACATTAGCGGGGAAAGGAACGGCGGGTTTCGGCCTTCTAATTCAACCGTAGGTGCTTCAAAGTCAAAACACAAGACGGGGAACGGTGTCGATATTTACGACCCTGAGAGAATGTTCGCGTCTTGGGCGCTGGCGAATAAGGGGAAGTTAGCGGATGCTGGTCTTTACATTGAAGACCCGCGCTGGACTCCCTCATGGCTGCACTTGCAAAACATCGCCCCTAACTCTGGGCAAATCGTCTACCGGCCCTCGTTGGCTGAACCCCTCGCTTCCTATCCTGAGCCGTGGAGGGCTTAAATGGGACTTTTACCTGAAAACAGCCTGTTACCCGTAACAGCTAATGCAAAGATGCTTGCCCAATCACTAAAGGCAAGACAACAGCCGAGGACTCAATTAACGGGGCAAGGGCTTTTAGATACCGCTGCGGTAGGGCTAAGTCCTGTTCCTGTCATTGGAGACGCTCTAGGACTCGCTGCGGACGCTTCAAGGTTTTATAACGAGCCTGAGAGTAGGACTCCGCTTAACTTTGGACTTGCGGCTTTAGGCTTAATCCCATTCGTTCCGCCTTTAGTCTCTGCGGGTTTGGGTAAGTTCGCTCAGTCTCAAGGAAAGGCACTTACAGCCCCTTCAATGAGTGGACCGGCTAGGAACCAAGCGGGTGCGATTGTTTATCACGGCTCACCACATAAATTCGACCAGTTCGATTCTTCAAAGATTGGAACGGGTGAGGGGGCGCAGGCTTACGGGCATGGGTTGTATTTTGCGGAGAATCCGGCTGTTGCCAAAAGCTATTTGGATGCCGGTGGCGGCGGTGAATTTCTTACGGTAAACAAAGGCGGGAAAGAGATTTATGGTGATTCCCTAACCCCTACGCACTTGGAGGCAATTAAATTGCTTGAAGTCGGCGCTAAAGATGCCGGGCAGTTTAAACACAATACAGCCTACTACGCGAAACAGAGAACCAAAGACCCAGAAGTTATCAAGATGATTGATGAATTAAAAGACGCGAAGATTGGCTACAAGAAACACTCCTCCCTCTACAAAGTAGACCTCCCCGACGAAGCCATAGCTAAGATGCTGGATTGGGATAAACCGTTAAGTCAGCAGAGTAAGGAAGTGCAGAAGGCGCTATCACCATATTTAGGTAAGCCAGAACTTAAAGACGGAATGGCTTTGGCTGGCGGAGGAAATCTAAGGATTGTAAATGACCCTGATTTCGGCGCTAAGTATTATCTTCAAATGGGAGACAGTAAATTTAAGTTATCAGAGCAAGACGTAACTAGATTAGTTGGCTCTGGGTTAGAAGGAAAATCAGTCTATCAAAATGCCGCTTCATTGCTTGGCGGAGACTTGGCTGCGTCAAAAGCAATTCAGCAATCAGGAATTCCAGGCATCCGCTACCTAGACGGAGGTTCTAGGGGCGCAGGTCAAGGAACAAGTAACTACGTTGTTTTCCCAGGCAACGAAGGTTTGCTAAAAATACTTGGCAGAGAGTGAATTTATCTCTCGTAAAGTTTTGTTTCGTTTCTAAGTCCTGCAAGTCTTTTTGTTGAAAAAACAACTGAGTGCATTGATGGGTGGTCTATAGCACTTTTTAGATTGTCTGCATCGTGATAGACGTAAATACTTGGACAATCATTTTTCCCATTTACGGCCATAGAAAATGCCTCGTTTGCTTTCCTGCGCGATTCTTCAACGCCTAATCCAATTTTCAGGAAATGATTTCTGAGGCAACTTATAACAAGTTCAATATCACTCATTTTAGGCAATCTCCATGCAAAAAGGTTTCATTCAATTAACACTTAGCGGATACATCATTACTGGTCTTACCGTGGCCCTGTTAATTAGCGCGGCCATGTTAAAAATTCAATCTTCACGACTAGAGGCTTGTAAAAGTGAGTTTCAGGTATTTAAGTCTGAGGTTGAGAGATTAGGTAAAGAGGCTCAAGTAAAAGTTAATAAAGAGATCGAAAGACAAAAGAAGGTAACTAACGATGTGTCCTCAGATTACGAAAAGCGTCTTAATTATCTCCGCGATACTTACAACAGGCTGCGCGACCAGCGTTCCAGTGGCAACGGTTTGCCCCCCATTCCCAACGCCCCCCGAAGTGTTGATGAAATCCCCCCCGACTCAATTCCTCTTGCTGGAATCTGCGCGGAAACAACCCAACAGCTAGTCTCTTTACAAGAATGGGTTAAGGCTCAGTCACAGTAGGAACGTCTATCCAGTCTGACCAGCGGATACCCCATTCAGTGTTTTCGTGGCGGCGATACTGCAAGACCTCAGTAGTAACCTCAACCAATGGACTGTCATCTGGTCGATTCACTAAGACTTCTGTTTTCTTTAACCATCTCATTTCAACCATAAAGCCTCCATTAGCTCGGTGCTTCTCTAGTCAACCCTTATACGGTGCTTCTACTGCCTAATACTCAAATCCGTATCCCGTTAAATCAGGGGCTTATCTAAGCGTATCTGAACAATCATTTTAGGCAATTACACTATAAGTCTTTGATTTACATAAAACAAGTAACTAATGCTGCATCATCGGGGTTACGTTTTTATCCATTAAAAATCAGTAACTTAAACGCTTAATTGCCTAGAATTCCTAAAACTGCCTAATACTTTGGCCCCTGAACGAGCTTTGCCTTCCTGTCTCTCAGATACCTTTTTGTAGTCGCCGCCGTGGAGTGACCAGCTAACGCGGTAGGGTCTACTCCTTGACCTTCTGCCTCGGTTAACGCCATCGCCCTTAAATCGTTCGGTCGAGCGTCTTTAACACCGGACTTTTTAACCGCTTCATTGAACATCGTTTTTAGAGTGCTGTAATCGGTCTGGTTTGCGTTTCTGTTTGAAAATAGATACTCGCCCTCGCCAAAGACCTTAGATGCTCTCAAAACGGCTCTATTCAAATCCTCGGACCATCCTACGATGAGCTTATTTCCTGTCTTCTGCTGAACGAAGGAAATCCCCTCTTTTAACAAGTCAGTCCTTTTTATTTTAAGAACGTCTCCTATTCTCTGGCCGGTAAGTTTCTGAACGTCCATGATGATTTTTAACTTAGGGGATGCGTGTTTGTAGATCAGGGAGAATTCTTTGGAAGTGATTAACCTGGTTCTTTTATTCTCAGGGTGGGGCTTGATTCCTAGCGCGGGGTTAAAGTCAACGATTCTGTGTTCAAGGGCGTAGCTGAAAATTAACCTGATTAAAGAAAGCATCCGATTACCCATATTGGGTTTGTCGGAGTAGGCTTTTTTTAATTCGGCTATATCTGAGGGCTTAACGTCTTTTGGGTGGAATTCTTGGAATACGTCTTTTAGGGTTCCCGCAATTCCTTGATACTGCTTAACGGTATTAACAGACTTGCCTTTCGTGATCGTTGGTAAGGCTTCCTCGATAAGCCGCGCCATTCCCTGATTTGAACCACCGTGAATATCCGCATACGTTGAGAGCGCAGCCTGTAAATCTCTGCCCAACGGTATCCATTTGTTCTTTTGGACATAATAATACTTACCGTGCGAAAGATAGACGCAAGCGGGGAGGTGACGGTTTTTCTTCCGAGGGCGCAAGATTAACTCTCAGGACTACTAAGGAACCATCGGGGCGGGTTTTGTATGGAATACCCATAAAGTCTAGCACTTTAGCCCGAGCCTTGTGTCTGGTCCTTCCGGTCAAAGTCTCTAGTTCTTCGTCAGTCAGGAACATTTAAGTTTCCGTATAGCCTCGGCATCCTTGCGCTGGATAACGGCCTTCAAAGCGTCAATGTAATTAAAAAGCGGCTTGTGAAAATCAACATCGCGCCATGTATTGCGTATCCATTTAACGGTGTCAGGCTCCACCGGCATTTCCGACTCATGGATGCGCTTGAGTTCTTCAAGGCTTTTGAGAATGGAATCTTGAATTGAAGTATCCTTCATGCTTTCTTTCCACAGAGCATTTAGACCAGACATAAACGCTATCTGCTCGTCCAGCGTCGGCTTCGTGTCGGTCATTTAACCTCCTTCATATCCTCAAGAACCTTTAGAAGTTCAGGGTCCATAGGAGATAGAGTGTTTAAGGCTCGTTCAAATACTGTGATGAGTTTTGCTCTGCCTTCGTTGTTAAACCAAATTGCGTGATCTTGGCTACAAGGAGTTGCGAATTTGTCAGTATCATAAATAATCATCATTTCTCCATTTGCTTATCACTTCAGCGTGTCAGCCTATATGCGGTGCTTCAAATGCTTATTTGCAAGTTTTTGAATCATTTTCATCTGTTCTTCCCAATCCGGCCCGTAATCGGTTCTATCGCAACATTCGCAACGAGAATCTTCTATTCTTCGCATATACCATTTGTCGTATTCATCCCAAATCTTTACCCAATCAAGTTTCATCCTCTTAACTCCGCACGTTTAGTAGCCTCTGAAGTCCTAACCAATTCAACCCAAGCCCTAGCGGTATCGTATTTAACCCGCGCTCGGTTAGCCTCTCTCCTAGCATTAACCATGTTTGCGATGTGCAACTTATACGCAGGGTCCGCTAGAGCCTCGCTTTCCTTCGCGGCGATACTTCCCCCCTTTGACTGATTGACTAACTCAGCCAGGACTGATTTACGGGTTTCCTCAAGCATATTTGCAGCAGCGTCTAGGTCTGACCATTCTTCGCCAGCTAGACGCATACGCTCGGCTATTTCATTTGGGTTAAAGGCCATTAGAAAGGAATGTCGCTATCCATTTGAGAGAACGACCCGCCTTTACGCGGCTCCGGCTTACCTTCCTCTTTCATCTTGATCTGAAACGAGAGTGCAGGGGCTTTATCGCTTTGGCCTTCCTTGCGCTTCCAAGCTGAAACCCAATACTCCGTCCCTTCCACGTTCAGAGTTCCAGTGAAGTCTGGATGTTTATCTGTGGTTTTCTTCGGGTTTTTCCAGATTGAACCGCGATTGGTGTTGTCGTAGTTGCTCATGCTTGTTGTCCTTCGTTTTGTTTAAGATATTTTTCTTTCAGCCGCGTGTGTTCTTTCTTCATTGCGGACCTCTGTTTACTGTCAAACATCGTCCACAGATAAGCCTTTTCGTCTGTATCAAGCCCTGCGTTTTCTCCTTCCAAAACGGCATCCTCTACGGAGCCAGAGTTAAGCCAATCAATCATCCTTGATGCTACTGAGTCAACTTTCTTAACCTGCTCGGCGGAAAGCTGTTCCTTAACTCCTGACAGGGGTTTAACGTCTGCTTTGATAATCGCCTCTGCTACTTCGTTATCCTGTTTCGGAACGTCCTCCCCCGCGTAGATATAAAGTCCAAGACCATGTAGTGCTATGGCCTTTACAAAGCACCGTTGCATCGCGGTATTCACTTGGAAAGCGTCGGGATTAGCGATAGGCCGGTTCTTGTAATCCATGACCGGAAGATGAGCAGTCCTAGACTTTCCAAAAGCCGTGACAGTGCAATAGACCATCATCGTCTCGCCAAATGTTTTGGGTTCTGGATAGTCATAGGAAGCGTCAGGGTCCAACCTCATAAGCTGGTCCCATGCCCACGCCCAAGAGAGATAAGAAAACCCGTTCTTTTTCTCAATCTTTTCGCTTACGTTGACCGCTGCCAATCGTTCAAAAGCAGAGGGTTTAATATCTTCAGTGGTTCCCATTGATGTTCTCCGTTGACAGTCCACAAGCGATCTGCAAGTCCTGAATATCTACAGGTTTGATGAATCCAGGCTCGCACCCTTCACGGCTGGCAAGTTGTAACTTAGCCAATACCGTCAGGAGTTCCCATTCCTGCTGTTCTACGGGTTCGATGTCCATCACCGCCCCCCCGCCAGCAACCAAGCCGCTTTAAAGCCGTAGCCTTGCGACCAGTAATGCCACCAGAAGCGAAGGCGGCGCGTTACAGACTGCCTAATGAACGATTGCCGTTCGCGTTTTGCGAAATCCGAAAGCATGTAGTAATGACTAGCTGTTTTCATACGGCCTCCAATGTTTAGTAATCTGTTCATTCCTATGTTCAATCCAAACCACAAAGAGAGTGCAAACAAACACAACTGAAGCAAAGGTAATCAAGAGTTCCCAAGCGTATAACAGGAGAAATTCGTGTATTTGGATTAAGAGATTCATATCGCCTCCGCAACTGATCGACGCATTCTCAACTGATCTAAAATCCCGTTCTCTCTTTCTTCCTCGCGTTTATCGGCTATCCACAGTTCTTCAAGCTCGTTCTGCTGGACGTAGTGAATAACCATCCGTTTAAGCCAATCCATCGCTTCATCGGGCTTTCTCTGGACGAGTAACAAGAGCAGTTCGTCAACAGGCTCTCCATCCATCACCTTAGTAATATCAATCCCGTGAAAGGACTCGCCCCACATAATCTGATCGACTATTTCGGATTCAGCTTCACGGAGCCATTTGGTGATCATTTGCATGCCTCCAGTTGTTTAGTTACTTGCTCACGCCCAATCTCTGAACCTGCGTAGAGACAAACCATCATTAGGAAAACTGCGGAAACTACATTTGAGAATTTCGGAAACTTGTTCATTTGTTCTCCTTTTTCCATGCTTCCCAATGGTCACGAATCTGGCTTGAGCCGATATGGTCGTATCCTTTGCAATGCAAGAGTTCATGCTCAAGGATTGAATTGACCCACAGGTAAATGTCACAGGTCATTTTCTGGAAGTCGTATTTCGCGCAGCCGAGAGCAGGGCCGATTAACACGACTACAGCTACGTTTCTGTCACAGCGTTCTTGTGTCTCCCAAAATCCCAATTCATTAACCGTTACTTTGAGATTGGGAAAATCAGAAGGCGGGGCGCGGTGTTCGTTGACAATCGTGCAAGCTCCGAGGGCCATCACCAGTAAGAGGGCGATGAATACGGGCTTGGATTGCTGCTGGCGGCGGTTCATGGTTAGGAAACGGCTTACGCCGCCTCCGCCCCCTGTTCTTGCTCAACTGCGGTAAAAGTGAACCGTCCGATATTTTTTCCGGTGTGGCCGTCGCGCTCTGCTTGGCTGCGAATAAATTTGATTGCTTGCGATTTGCTTTCTGCGCGAACGTCGTAGCTAATCCCGTCTTTTTGATTCCAAGCGGGGAACTGAAACTTGATCGTCACCGTGTAAAGTTTTTTCATCTCTGCTCTCCCGTTCATCCCGCGCACTTGCGGTATGGATAGGATTCTACACGAAACGTGGATACATGCAACACGAAACGTGTATCAAATACACAAATGTTTTTATAGGGTCAATAAACCCTATTTATTAGCTTTTGCTAATTCAGATCGGGAATAGGACGGACGGGCTGGTTCCGTAAAGATGATGCTAATAGCCCTTAACTTTTTCAGGTATTCGTCCTGCTCGGCGGCGGGGAGCTGCCGGAAACACTTAATTAGCTCTAACTCTGACTTACTCAGGGGTTCCTTATTGAGCGTAAACCCCGCCAGGTAGCCAGCCGTGACCCTCAGAGCTTTGGCTAATACCAATAGCTCGTCAATGCCTGGCTCCCGTATTCCCTGCTCGTAATTGGCTAATTGGGTTGTCTTGATTTTCCCATCAGTCAACAGGGCAAGAGCCTTTTGGGTAAGGCCCTTTTCTTTCCGCAGCGCAGCAATAGTGCGCCCTGTCTGGTTGGTAGTCACAAAGCAATTTTAAGTTTTTGGGGCTTTTTTTGCCCAAAGAAAAAAACTCCACGAAACGTGTTGCATATATCCACGAAACGTGTAGAATCCAAATTTATGAAGCTCACTGAATACCTAAAGCAGATGAATAACGACCGGAAAGCTGCACAGCTTTTTGGTGTGACTGAACGTGCGATTTCTTCGTGGAGAAGGGGGGAGAGAACCCCGCGCCCGAAGCACGCAAAAACAATCATTGAAAAATCACCAGTAACCATAGAGGGAATTTACGGTTTTGGTGACTCTCAACCGTCCTGATACCTCATTAAAAGCCCGATGAAATCCCGAACCAATATTTTTTCTTTTGCTCCTAGCGTCCGAAACGCTGAGATCAATTCGGGCTCGGTGTATTCCTTGACTGTAAACGAGTGTATCGGGCCGCGTCCGTTGGCTAACCACAAGACTCTGACGTTCAAGACTTCTGATAGCGAAACTATATTTTCCGCAGAAAGCGCCGGTTTCTCTGACCTGAGCCACTTTCTGACGACTTGTGCTGACACTCCTACACGCCTTGCTAGTGACTCTGTTTCCGTCACTCCAGCAGCGAGCATTGACGCTTTTAACCTTGCACCGAAATTCGGCATGGTCTCTCCCTTTTCTTTTTATGAAAACGGAGCCGCCGATTCTTCGCAAGACGTAGAAAATAAAGTTTCGCATTTGTTAAGAAATAATAAGTTTAGTTTCGCTGCCGCAAGCCCCGTTGCAGTTCCTCCCCTGCTGAACGGGTTGTCTCGGTCGATGCGTGCTTGCCGTAAGGCCGAGAAATTTTTTCATCAAGACAGTGTGCCTTTTTTTACCTCGCTAGTAACAGGAAATTCAAGAGGAAATCATGGTCATTCATTTAAATAAGCCTCTCCCCCTCGCTTTCGGAGTCTCTAACGGCGAAGTCTTAACCGTTGACGAAGGACAGTTAAAGGCTTGCAAATCATTTAAAGACGCTCTCCGTCTTTGCATGAAGCTCTCAAGGGTCAAACGGACGCAATCAGACCTAGCTAGTCAAGCTGGAATCAACGTCTGCCAGTTCTCAAAAATCCTTCACTCGGATTTTCACCTACCAGGTGACGCAATCGCCACGATTGAAAAACTCTGCGGGAATACCGCAATGACGCAATGGTTGGCGATGCAACACGGCGCAACCATTCACATTAAGACCGATGCCGAGAAGCTGGCTGATTGCCAAGCGGAACTAGCGGCATTTAAAGCGAAGGAAGCCGCATGAACATCATGGAAGTCCTGCAACCGTCCGCCTTCGTTCCTAAGCAGACCGCAAGAAAAGTTACGTTCAAGTCTGCCGAAGATATTAGAGCCGACGAACTCGCCAAGCTGGAAAAAGAAGCGGTCCAGAAACAGCTAAAGACCAATGCTCAATATCGAATGAGGTTAAGCCGCTGGCGCAAGGAAAAGGTTAAAGCAGAAAAGAGAGTTGAGCGTTGTCAGTGGTTCCTTAACGAAGCGCAGAAAGCACTTAAGGGAGTCGAGGATGCGAAACCTATACCGCCTGTGGTTAGAACTGAAGGCTTCGATGTATTGGACCCTTTACATGTGGTCACGAAGGAAGAAATACCTCGCCTCGTATAACAGGCTTATCAGTGAAATTCAGTGGCTAGACGTATGAACCCTTCCCAAGCCGAAAGCGATGCAATGGCGGCGTTCCTGGCGAGTCGTAGCGGGAATATCAGCCTAGAGGAACGGGCGAGATTGTGGGCGTTAGAAGTCGAGCGAATCCAAAAGCAGATGCAGGAAAAAGTTAAAGAACAGGAAGCGAATAAATGACGTTTAAGGCGATGGATAGGGTAGCCCCCGATAAGAACGGACTTCCGGCCCGTTTTTCCTTCGCCCCCTTAATCGCCGGACTTTTACCGGAAAAGACGATGACAAAAAGAAAAGCACTAAGCAGTCGAACACGATTTGAGGTTTTTAAGCGCGATGGGTTCAAGTGCCAATACTGCGGTCAGACCCCGCCTAATGTCCTGCTCCATGTAGATCACATCATCGCGGTGGCAAATGGCGGTGAGAACGGGATGGACAACTTAATAACGGCCTGCCAGTCCTGCAACTTAGGAAAGTCTGCGGTTCCACTTACGTCAATTCCACAAAGCCTCGAAAGTAAAGCCGAGGAATTCGCTGAACGTGAAAAGCAGCTTAAAGCCTACAACAAGGCACTTAAAAAGAAGCGAGACCGAATTGATACAGAGGCTTGGGATATTGCCGAGGAATTAGAGCATGGGCGGAGGCCGGAAGAATATTCCAGACAAAGGATGCAAAGCATACGGATGTTTTTGGAGCGTATGCCATTTGAGGAAACTAAACATGCCGCGCAAATAACGGCATCACGTTTTTACAACATCAGCGACACGGCCTTCCGTTACTTCTGCGGAATTTGCTGGTCAAAAATAAAGGAAGCCAATGGCCAGAGCTAGAAACATTAAGCCAGGGTTATACAAAAACGAGGATTTGGCCGAGTGCTCGATTTGGGCGCGGTTTATTTTTCCTGGTCTTTGGATGCTGGCTGACCGTGAGGGAAGGCTTGAGGACCGCCCCAAGCGGATTAAGGCCGAACTCTTGCCTTTTGACAGTCAAAGCGTTGAGCCTCTTTTGTCAGAACTTGCTGATAAAGGATTTATATATCGGTATGACGCTGACGGGGTTGCAGCCATACAAATTCTCGGATTCCTAAAGCATCAAAGCCCACATTATTCCGAGAAACCTAGCGTCATAAAGCCACCAGAAAACCTAGAAGCTTCCGAGAAACAGGTTGTCTTAAAGGTGGGTCCACAACCCCCTGATTCTCTGAATCCTGATTTACTGAATCCTGATTCTCTGATTCCCGAAGAAACTACACCGTCCGGTAAACCGGACCTTAAAACGCCAGCGATAGAGATTCTTCAATTCCTTAACTTAAAAACAGGAAGGTCTTACAGGCCGGTTCCTGCGAATCTCGACTTAATTATGGCCCGACTTAAAGACGGTGCCACGCCCGACGAACTCCGGCAGGTGGTCGCCAAGAAATGCCGTGAGTGGGCGACTGACGAGAAGATGGCGGAATACCTTAGACCGGCAACCCTCTTTAATCGAACTAAATTCGCGCAGTATCAAGGCGAGCTAGGAGTTAACCAATGAAATGCCCTGATTGCTCTGCATTGCTTCGTGACAACGCCATTCAATGCGCCTGCGGGTGGTCGTTTAAGGAGACTCCGCCGCCGACTCCCTGCGCCCATGAAGGCTGCGGGTTTCACGCTATCGCAAAGGTCAAAACGGTTACAGGTTGGGCTGCGTTTTGTTCAAAGCACTACCAAAACCACTTCCACGTTATCGCGGTGAAGAACTGTAAATCAATGGGTCTTGGCTCTACCGGAGACTGCCGCCGCTGGTTCAAGGAAAACGGGTTGAAACTTAAAAGGTTTGTGGCATGAAAGGCATGTCAATTCCCTACGGTGAGACTTACGCAGATCACAGAAAAGTATTTGGTGAAATCCGCGCTGAGAAAACCCGAATCAGGAAAGTAAAGAAAGAATTAACCGAATTGTTTTTAGAGATATTCGATGGACAAAGAACAGAGAAGAAAACTCATGCCGACAGTTACGGGATTCATTGACCAGATGAAACAGTTTGAGCCTGTGGGAATTGAGGCTGAAGAAAACGGCCAGTCTGTGAAGTGGGGCGAGTCATGGGGAGAGTGTGTTGAGTTTCCCCTTACGTCAAAGGATATGAAGTGAAAGCTAAAAAGATACGTCCTAAGAAACGAGTTCCGATTGATAAAAAGGGGCTTCGTGCGCTCGACAAGATTCTGTGGGAACAGTTTTCTCTTTATAAGCGCAGGGTTGATGCAGATGACCA